TGAGGTCTCGAAGGAGCGGCAGGAGCCCCCTGAGGAGGGGGCGGTCCGACAGCACGCCCCCCGACAATACGAGGAGGTCTGTTGGGGTTAGAGCGAGCGCCCGTTACCCCGCCACCTTCTGCAGCTTGTCGAGATTCTATGATCAAACGCTCTCGTTCATCTTGCGGCATAGATTGCCACGCCTGCCGGGTATGCCCTGGCAAGGGATTCATTAACTCACGAGCCTGGATAGGTGGGTAGGGCTGGTCTGGCATTTCTTATCTCCTACTCCTTGGCCTTGGCCTGAGGTGCTTCGTCAAGAGCTTCAAAAATCCCTCGTAGTTTGGAAACCTGTCGTACTACTTTCTCTCCGCTTGGAGTAGTTCCTACTTGCTCTAGCTGCGGCATTGTTCCGCGAGCAACCGGTCTTCCCTCTGGAGGGTTTCCCTTTTCTTTCAAATGCGCTGCGCGAGATTCTAAAATCAAACGCTTTCTCTCGTCTTCGGGCAGCTCTTGCCACGCCTGCCGGGATATGCCCGGCAAGGGGTTCATTATTTCTTTAGCCTGGATAGCTGGATAGGGCTGGTCTGGCATTTCTTATCTCCTACCTCGTTCCTGGCTCAAATGCCTGGGGGGTTCCTTTCCGTAGATCTTGCATTAGTTCGGGGAACTCTTTTTCAATACCTGTGACGCTCTCTTCTAAGAACTCAGAGCGATCTGTTCTTAGCGGCTTGTCCCACTGGTGTTCTTCTACTCCAAGGCCAAAGGGCGCAGTCCCCGGCATATCGAAGGCAGACACACCATGCGCTCTCTCGGGTGCTGTTGGATCACGATGATGTGCTTGCCCTGCCCTACGCCAGTCACCGGTCTTACGATGTCCAGGGACTTTCTCTTGTAGTTCTTTATATGCCCTCTCTGCCTCGTCGCTCTTTCGTTTAATGAAGAGGAGGTCCTCCCATATCTTTTCCTGGTTCTCAGGAGCGAGCAGCCTGGGGGCTTTTTCGCTAAGAGCATCGATCTTAGACTGGTGGTAGTGATGCCACGGAGTCTCCCCGTATTTAGACGGAGCACTGGTCGTCCTTAACGCAGCTGTGTAGTCCTGCTCTGCGTCAAGAGCTTTACGGATATGACGCCAACCGACCCTGTCCTCCGTCAACTCTGCGAGAGGAACGCCCCAGCGGCTCTCAAAGTTAGAAAGGTATTGATCCATGCGCGGCTTGTACTTCCGCTGCAAGGCGATTAGTTCCTTTTCCCACTCCGCTTCACTTCGGAACCCCTCCGCTGCCTCTCGTGGGGTTTGCCCCTCAAGAACAGCCGCGTCGTGCGCTTGAACGACTTCGATGTCCTCAAGCTCTGGAAGAGTGAGCTTTCCTTTAGACATCTCCTAATATCCACCGGGCAGCATACCGCCGGGACCGCCCGGTCCCATCGGAGGTCCACCTGCGGGGGCTCCCATGCCCATATCCGGTCCTGCCGCCATCATGTCTGGGGGCATCTCCTCCATGGGCATCTCTTCGCCGCCTTCCGCCTGAGCAGCGAGCTTCTCAAGCTCCATGCGAAGCTGGAAGTCTTCTTCGAGCCGGTCGGCGAGCTCTTGCGGGGTCAAGTCCGCTAGATCTGCTCTCTGTCCTGATGCGTTCCAGATGGCCGCGGCGTTCTCCGCGCCGACGACTGCCTCCAAGGGCGCGAGGTCTACTGCCTCGGGAGTCTCCTCGGGAGCCGCCTCATCGGGCATGGGAGCTTCTTCTGCCGCCATGTCGTCTTCGGGGGGAAGGGCGTCCATGTCTGCCTGCACTTCGGGGGGTAGTTCAGCCATAGCGGCCTCCGTGTCTCCAGCAAGGATTGCGTCCACAATCTCAAGAACTGGTCTGAGTTGTTTGTTGTAGCTAATGCTCCGTTCACCGGAGTCTTCTGTATCCTCGCGTTCAGCCACGACGGCTCCCACAATAATAGCAAGTATAGACTATTCCGATTGACCTTCTTCGGGCAAGTCGGAAGATAGGGTTGACTCAGCTAACTCGAAGGCGACAGCAGTTCCGTACATCAAGATAGCCTTGTTAGGGACCTTGCGTCGATCTCCAGTCATCGTGTCTTCGTATACGGTCATGTCGTAGGGCAGGAGCTCTACGACTCGGCGCAGTGTCCGGAAGTGAGTAGTGGCGCGTTGATTGGCTTCTGCAAGCAAAGAAGGATCCGGCATTAGTGTCCCCAACTTCCCGCAGCCTTGCCCACCGACCCGACCTTCTTACCGGCAGCTTTCATGGCCGCGTCAGGATTCTTATTCTGGGCGATAGCCTTTCGCTTAGCTTCCGCTTGGTGGGCATTTCCCTTTTCTTTTACTTCAGACATTAGAGAAGCGTCGATGTTCCGGCTCTTTCGATCTACCCACTGCTTGTGCATTCGCTCATCGATGCGGGTGTCTTTCTGGGTTTGAGTCTCCGAGTCGACCTCTACCCGGTGTCCGGGGAAGCGCTCTTCGATGACACTGACTGCGCGGTTGTAGTCTTCGCGCGTCTCGCAGTACCCGAGAACGCCCATGTCGATGGGCGTGAACGATCCAATGCCATCGCCGCCGACGCCTGGAAACTTGCCATGGGACCAGTCAATAGACCGCTCTCCACCACACTCCGGGCAGGCGGGAGGACCCTTCGACTTCCGATAGAAGACGTGAGAGTCCTGCCCACCGCAGGAGTTGCACTTCAGACCATGAGCAACGAACGCCATCCGTTACTTTCCCTTCTTCTTTAGAGGAGGCATTGCCTGCTTCATCTCCGCCCGCTTCATCTTCTCAATGAGAGCCTGAACATCTTCGCCCTTCGCGGGGCCCTCAATCTTCCCGGTCTTCCCACCAGAAGCCTCCAACTCTCCGAGAGGGGAGTCTTCAAAACTCTTCTTAGGCTCCTTAATTTTTAAGCCCTTTTCATCCTTCTTATCACTGATGACCTTGTCGCCCATCTTGATCTTCTCTTCAGTAATCTTGCCTTCAGCCATAATATTTCTCCCTCTGACCTAACTGGTCTGATAAATAGATTCTCTCATCTTCGGACAGCTCTTGCCAAGCAGCGGCTCTGGTTTCTTTATCTATTAACTGCGGAGCCCACGACGGGTGGGGTTTCTTCAGCTTCCACCGCTCGTTGCCCTTGATCTCTCTGACGGGAACAGACGCCTGCTCTTGCTCTTGCTCAGCCATCACTTTCTCTTGTTTAGCGCCTGTTTAAGGGCTGCTTTGGTCTTTATACCACGGTTCTTAGAGCTGCTCATTGCCACAAGATTAGCCGGCTTGTTATCTCGCGGGTTGCCGTTTTTATGGTGCGCGTCTTTCCCCGGTCCGGGCTTGACGATTGCGTTTGCTGCGTTTCTGCCCGCTCGATCTCTTTTATCGGCCTCGGAAGAGTGATCTCTCTTGTACTCTTTCTTGTAGTCCCTCTCGTCGTTGGGCGTAGGCATTACTTCTTCTTCGCCTTAGACAAGGCAATGGCAATAGCCTGCTTTTGTGGCTTACCGTGGGATTTGTACTTCTTAATGTCCTTGGAGACTTTGTCTTTCTTAGCCATCAGCCTGCCTCTCTAATAGGTGCTCCGCCTCCTGCTGCCATGCTCTCTTCTGGCGTTGCTTCCATTCCTGCGGGTGTTCCTGCTCCCATCATTTCGAGAAGGGCTAACTCTTCTGGAGAGGGGGCTCCTCCGCCACCTCCAGGCGGTGCCGCTGCCCCTCCGAGGGCCATCTGCTGCTGTTGCGCCATCTGCTCTTGCGCGACTGCTGCCACGTCTTCCTCGGGCATAAGCAGCTTGGTCGGAAAGCCGAGTCCCTTCACGATCTCTTCAGTAAGGCGCCGAGCGTCGATGTTGGGATCTTGCTGGAGCAGCGGAATAAGCTGAAGCAACGTCTCGACCATGACCGCTGGGTTGGTCTTAATCGGGTTGTAGCTCACCATCTCGAAGGCGACTTCTACGTCCTTAATAGTGTCGAGGCTGACGGACGCCCACTTCCGGTCTCCTGCGATACGGATCATTTTCTCTCCGCGCATGTACTTACGGCACAGGAAGTAGCACTTAGCAGCTAAGTCTTCTAAGGCATCGTTGAGATGTCCCTCGCGAGTTGCCAGACGGTTCTTCATCTGGGCATCGATAATCGCCATCTCGGTAGCGGTACGAGCACCGACGACCTGACCTCGGGCTGCCTCGGCCAGCGCTGAGATAAATGCCGCGTCGTTTTCCTGTCGGTCGATAAAGGCGACAACACCCTGGGGGGTTTGAGGAATCGGCATCTCGTAGAACAGAGAAGCTATCGAGCGCAGAGCTTCGGAGTTCTGAGGGGCCATGCCAACGAACGAACCCGCTGTAGCTTCCACTGCTTTGTTGAGGTCTTCTTCGCTGATCCGACCCGCGTCATAGAGGACCCGCGGGACCTGCAGGTAAGTGATCCTCTTCATGTGAGTCAACAAGTCGTTGACAGTCTCTTGCTGGTTGAGGACCAGCTGTACTTCCGACAGCCCCAGGCAATCTACTCCCGACTGGTTCAGGCTGAACATCGAGTAGGGGATGTACTCGATGTCGTCTTCGAAGACTACTTGATCTAACTGACGCACATAGTGCTTGACCTTGTTGGTCTCTCGATCGTAGTACTCCCAGACCGTGATCCATTCGAAAGCGTCTCGAACGGAGTCCGTTGCTGCAGCCTTCTGCTCTGCACCCAGCATCCACGTCGGGTAGCGGTCTGGCTGGACATCGGCCAGCTTAGCCTTATACCTGCCCGACTCGACTCGGGCCTTAAACTCGGCATAAGGAACCACGGTGGCTTCGAGCCAGTACTTAATGTCGTCCACATCTCGTACTGTTAGATCAAAGAATACCGTAGATGGGTCGCACACCTTAATCGTGGGCGTGTCTGTTTCCGTGTTCCAGCTGGTCTTAAAGATCCCTCTCTTGCAGAGGACTGCGTCGATAAGGGCTGTGGCTGCTCGGCGCCGCATCCGGTTTTCTCGGAACACGTATTCCAACAAACCCGTCGCGGAGGGCGCCGCTTCAGAGCTCCTCTGGTTCTGCGGCATCGCAGCTACTTGCGGATTAGGCCCCAGAAGTGCGGACACGGCGGTGTCTGCGATTGCGTAGATGAGGTTCTTAGAGCATAGGTGGAGGTTGTTATTCCTCTCAATCTCTCCGGAGGTATTAGTCCAGAAGTCCCCTCGATAATACCGACGGGCTTTATCAAAAGACTTCTTCTCGTTCTGTTCGTAGAACTGCTTATGGCGATCGATGAGAGTTGAGAGCTTAGGCATTTGCTCGAAGATCCTCCTACATCCACTCACGAGGTGGCGGTTTGAATAGGCTGGTAGCCTTTTCTGTGGCCCGCCCCTTATGACGGTCTAAATCTCTAACAGTGAGCTGTCCAGGGACACGCTCTTCTGGCTCGGCCTCGATATTAGCCCGTGTAAAGAATCTTCGCGATAAGACGTCTGCCGCCATTACGGCTGTTCGGGCACGGTCGAAGTGATGTGTTGTGCCGTCAAGGCCCTTCACGCGCTTCTTTGTGCTACCGTCATAATTAACCAGCTGGTGCAACATGCCGCGGCTTCTAATGTCAATCTCTTCTTGTCGGATCATTTGCACTAATCGCGCTTCCGCTTCTTGAATGCGCTTAGACGTCGCGTACCAGCCGGGGTGATTGCGGTCTGTCCACATCAGGTTCTGGCACCCTTTGTCTTTAAGGACAGCGATACACGCAGTGGCATTAGACTCAACGCAGAGCAAGGCGCTGTTGTAGTGCCTCTGTATGCTCATGAGCCTGTGTGCAAATCTTCCGGGATCTTCTCTATCTTCCCAGAAGGCGACCTCTTTACGCTCCAGCGCATCCCATACGGTCAGCGCGCTTTTGTCTCCAGACCCTCCGAAGCCCGCGGGGTCGGCAGTAATCAAGTACTTTACTCCGGGCTTAGGCATCTCCAGAACGGAGCAGCCGAGAGGTCCGGTCACTGGGTCTGGCACAGCACGAGCCAGGAGGGGCTTTAGAACCTCTATCGGCATGACAGGAGCGAGAGATCCCAGCCACCCGTCATAAGGGTCAGACGGATACTTGGCGCAGAATAGACGAGTATCTCCGACGAACTCCGTGTTTAGAGCACTGCGCCTAAAGGCCATATTGCCCAGGTCCATGCCCTCGTGTCGCTCCATATAAGCCTGCTCTTCGAGCGTGAGCTTCATGTCGGGGTCTTCGATTCTACAACTGTCGTCGTCCCACCAGTCTAAGAACAAGGGGTTGAAGCGGCTCTTGCCCTCCAGCGCTGACTGCCACATCTGCTCGTGGTGAGACCCGGCGCGTCCTGGCGTCGACTCTAATATGACACGGGCATTGGGTCGCTTATTGACCGTCGGGAAGATATTGATGGCTGCCTTACGCTGCCACTGTGCTTCACCAAACTCGGTGATGACCAGTCGATCGATCGAACGACCGATAGCAGGAGAACGACCGCCCGCGGTTAGAACCTTGATTCCGCCGCCGTGGCAGAAGTGCATCTGCGTCGTTCCTGCCTTTCGCCCCTTGGCCATGGGCGTTCTGACAGAGTCGGGTAAGCGGTTGTAGGCAAAGAGGATTCTCTCAAAGATGTCCTCAGCGGTGTCTTGGCGCTCTGCAATAAGGAGACCCTTGACTCCTTCTAAGTACATGCAGTCGCGCAACAGGAGCATCACAGAAATCGTGGTGACCTTTGCCTGACGAAACTTGTTTACTAAAGTCCAGCGATTGTTGTGGTAGGCGTCTAACAGCTTGCGTTGAGTTTTAGTCGGGGTCATATACCCGATAGACTCGTTCTCTCGCACGATCTGACACATGGACACAAAAGCGTCGGTCGTAGCAAACATGGCCTGGACCTTACGCATGTCCAGTTCTGGCATGTCAGCGATAGTAGAGCCTTTTGGAAGCGCTCTCAGATGCTTAGTCACAGTCTTCCTCCGCGATCATGTTATCATGCTGTTGTTTCTTTTGCGAGGCGCTCAGAAATGATTGGAACTGACGTGCGGGCGACCACACTGCCTTCTGCAAAACAACAAAAGAACCAGCTAAAACAAGCGCTCGGTAAAAAAAATAAGAAGATCAGGGCCGTGTCTAATGACCCTAAAGACATCGCAGCTGGTAAAAAAATCACGGTGTAGTGTTGCATCGTTTATTTAAACGGTGTAGTTTTTACGAAGCACCTACTATTGCTGTCGGGTAGCTCTTCGGAGTCCGAGCTAAGGCGAGACGAGGCAGGCTAAGACAAGTGGAATTTTTTCCCGACCCCCCTTCTTCGGGGCGTTGCCACTCGTATGAGCTCGCTATCGTCCCCCCAATAAACAAGGTGCATTTATATGTCCATCTCTACCGAAGTATTGAATACTACGTTTGCGGACCTTCGCGGTCCTCTCGTAAATTCTTTCGTTCGGAGCAACGAGCTGTACGAAGCACTCAACTCCAAGGCTCGGATGCCCATGGAAGGCGGCTCTTATATTGAGCGTACCTTCACTGGTTCTGCCCCTGCTCGTGGTGTTGGTGTCTACGTCGGTGACGAGCTCCTTAATATGACTCGCCGTCAGAACATCAAGAAGTTCCAGGTTGAGCCCCACCGTCTGGTGGTTGCTATCAACATTCCTAAGAAGGAACTTCAGATGAACAGCGGCAAGCTTGCCGTCATCCGTCTCATCGAGGAGTATCCTCAGTCGGTGATGGAAGGCGCTAAGGCTGACCTGAACGCTTACCTGCTCACTGGTGTGAGTCGCGGTATCGTGTTCCAGACTGCTGAGCTTAAGGGTCTTCTGACTCTCAGCGGTGACGTGGATGATGGAATCGGAACCGGTGTGACCAACGGTCTTATCGACTTTGTTGCGCCTGCTGATCAAGCAACTGCTGCTCAGGAAGTCCAGGGCGTGGCCAAGGCTACGAGCTACTTCCACTACAACAACTTCGATGATATTGCTTCGTCTTTCGCGTCGACTGGTATCACTACGCTGCGTAAGATGTATCGTACCTGTGCTCACTATGCTGGTTCTGGAAAGGGACCTGACTTGGTGATCATGGACGATGACACTTACACCAACTTTGAGAAGGATCGTCGCGATCTGGTTCGCATCAAGGTTGTTGAGGACAAGACTGAGAAGAGCAACACGCTTGAGCTCGGAATCGGTGTGGCCAAGTGCTACTCTTCGATCGATCTCGACGTGACTAACTTCGCTTCTGGAAGTAACGCCCTTGGTGGTTGTGCTTATTTCCTCAACACTGACTACCTTGAGATGCCGATGTCGGAAGCTCCGAACATTGGTGAGTTCAAGGAGCGTGTTGGCGATCAGGACGTCGTTACAGCTCTCTTCTCCATGCAAGCTAACCTTATCTGCACCAAGCTCGTCGCCCAAGGCGCCGTAACTGGTGGAGTTACCCCTTAGGAGGTTATTATGGGAACTGTAAAGACTGATTCTTTTAGCACGACCTACTCTTCGGAGCAGTACCCTCTGGGTAGTCTCCGCACTCAACCCGCTGATGAAGTTACGGCTGCAGATGCGTCTCTTAAGGGAGATCGTGTCTGGATGTTTGTGCAAGCAGACGGCACGGGCGTTGCTGTCAACGACCTGCTTCAACGAAGCGCAACTTCTTCCTCTTTCGTGGCGGCAACTTCCGCCGCGTCAGCGGATAAGGAGTTGATTAACCTTCTTGGGGTGGCTGATCATGCGATCGCGGCTGACCAGTATGGTTGGATCGTCGTTAAGGGGGAGTGTGTTGTTAAGACTGCGGGTGTCTCTGCAGGCAACAACCTGACCTCTATTGCGACAGCCGCTACCGCTGGTCCCGCCACAGGCGGTGCTACTGACTCGTTTGCAGTCTTCGGTCGAGCAATCACTGCTACTGGTAGCGGTGTGAGTGACGCATACGTTGACTTCCGCTAAGCGGTCGTAGCATGATACATTAGGGTCGGGGCTCAAAAGGCCCCGGCCCTTTCTTTTGGAGAGACTATGGACGTATCTCTTGGTGCTCTTCGCGAGCGTCTTTTGGAAATGCGAGCGTGGGATAGCTCTGGATCTACGTTCGATAAGCGTGTCCGTTCTGCCCTTAATTCTGCTTTAGACCGTTTAGCAGGAGACGTTCCCGAGGCATTAGTGCCCGATGAGGAGCACGTCGTCCTGCGTGCCGAGACAGCAAGCGCACCCCACAATCTCGCGATCAATTACCATACAGATAATCGGATCCTTAGGATTACGGATACCGCCGGCGTCAATCTCGGCAACGCCTCCGTAAACGCAACAGCGGCTACCTGGTACAGCAGCACGTTCAAGTCCGATGGGACTTGGGACGGCATCATGCACTTGGAGGTAAAAGACACCGCGGGCACTTGGCACCGCAGGCAGTCCCGAGAGTGGTGGGTAGACGGAGAAGTTGTCTACGTCTCTATCGACAGGCCTTGGCCTAATACGAACACATTGATGACGTTTCGCATCTACCAGCCCGAGTTCTTTATGCGGGATGATGTAATGCAGGTCTTAGAGCCTGCTCGCATCTGGGACGATACCCGGCAGCAGGTCTGGGCTATCGATACAGCAGGCGCTTATCGTCAGGACATGGTCGACTTTCAGGGAGGGAGCACTGGTCGTCCTTTTCGCTTTTATCGAAGCAGGCATCACCAGCTTCCTCCTCCCAGGGAGCCGGCGGTCATTAAGTTTACGGGTAAGGAGACCCACTGGGTGGGCCCCTGGCAGCAGGGCAAGTTCCAGTTTGTATATACCTACGTCTGGGGCAAGCGCGAAGACGAGTGGCAGCAGTCCCCTATGGGTATCAATGATCCTGTGTGGGAGAGCGCACCATCTCCCCTGAGCAACGAGGTGAACCACAACGCTCCTGGGGCTGGTGGTAAGAAGATTCAGATCCAGATGAGCAACATAGACCAGATGACGAACTTCGGCGTAGTAGGAACCTCGCGAAGGTATCGGTCTGGATATCGGCTGAGGATCTACGTCGCTCGCACGGGCGTTCGGGCTTTCGGCGGCACGGCTGGCGCCTACAACAACGTGGAGAAGTCGGGTGTCTATTATCTACTGACGGAAATAGACCCGTCGGCGGCAACCGTCGATGGCGTGTTTGTCTGGGACGGTAGCGTCATTCCTGACTACTACAGGCCGCTAAAGCACTCTACGGGGTACTTTGCTTATAAGCCCTTTCCTCAGCAAGATGCTCGATATGAGCTGGACTTTCGGGTGCTTCGGCTCCCTAAGAAGTTCGTTGACGATCAAGACACTGCGCCGATTCAGAGAGATGCGGTATCGGCTCTCGTTGAGCTCTCTCTGTACTACCTGTGTCTTCAGGACGGAGTAGACCAGTCGGGGGCCGCAGTCCATCTAAACAGATACCAAGAGCTGGCTAAGCGATATCGACTGCGCTATGCCAATCCGGGTCGGATTGTTGAAGCTGTTCCCTTCGACGGGACTATTGCAAGACATCGTTACGGGACATTTAGCTCTTCAACGGATTGATCTGTTATGCTATGTCCGCGCACTACTGCGCGTCTACGAGGAAGACATGTTAACTAAGATACCACGCCCCCAGTTGGGCGATAAGATGTTTCGAAACACCTTGATCGGGCTACGTGAAGAGGCCCTGGTTGTAAGCGTTACGAGCCATAAGAGCGGCGGAAGTTGGACTGCCGTGATGATGACTAAGAACGGTGTTGAGTTTATTGGCGCTGATCGAGAGTACAGAGGTCAGTTCGACTGGGCTCCTATCTCTTGGGAATACGACGAGAGCCGTAACCAGTGGGTTGTCCCAGAGGAAGACCAGCTTGCTTCCGAGGCTAAAGCAGTTGGCGAGAAGACTTGGGATATCCCTGAGCCCTTGCCTGGAGAGAAGTACATGAGCTGGCGTTCTCGGGTATATCGAGAGGTGCCCGACTTGAAGAGGGAGGACAACGCTACCGAGCTTCTGTCCGCTGCTTGGAAGAACGAAACAGAGCAAGAAGCGCTCTCTGCAAAGTAGGCTTTTATGGCAGGTCCCGCGAGCACAAGGAAGGTAGAGTTCGTCGTACCTCCTGGCGAGGCCCAGGTTCTGTATTCTCCGGGCAACTTAGCTCAGAAGATCCAGAACCTGGAGCTTACCCCGGAGGGGACTCTCCGCTCTGTCGTGGGTCCTGCTGTCTACGAACCGGGCAGAGTGCCCGCTCGTCAGCAGCATGAGGGAACTACTCTCTCGTCTTATTCTGCGTTCAAGTTTGAGGAGATGCACGGTGTGTTTCATGCCGGTCTGCTCGGAGGCATTGCGGACACTCTGTTAGTTCGGTCCGGCTCCACGCTGTATCGACATGCCGGCTGGAAGCGGGGCTGGGAGAGCATCTACACGGGACTCTCGAACGAGCACAGACCCTTGTACCCGGATCAGTTCGTAGTCTTGGGTAACTTGATCGTGTATACGAACGGCATCGACAGAGCTCTTGTAATCAACCACGACGGGCTGGTTACTCCCTTGGGGTTCTCGTCTTTGCCCCCGACTCCGATGGCAGAGGGTCCTACGAGCACTCCTCCGGACCAGCGGACTACTGTTGATCAGAACTCGATCGGATATAGCTGGCACGGTAAGATCGGGACCGTAGGCGACGTCTTGGACGGAGAGACAGGGGCTTTGCTCTCTGGTGGTTGGTACTACTACGTCCAGTGGGAAGACGTGTTTGGAAACCTCTCTCAGGCGTCTGCTCCCAGCAACCTTGTCTATGTCAACACAGTACAGGCAGACCCCTATACTGCTACAGAAGACGGCGACTCCGAGATGGCGCCGGCAGGGACTGTCTTGGACGATCTGACGAGACAGTTCATAGTTAGGGTTCCTGGCGATGGGCCAGATCACTGCGTTGCTGCCCTTATCTATAGAACCCCCGACGTGAAGCACGTGGGGGTTATTCCGCAGCTTCTTGTGAGGGTTCCAAATAACAGGCAGTTCTTTTATCCTGATAATATTCCCGACAGCGCGCTCGGACAGCAGATGGTCGATACTGCTGCTGTTCCCGTTTTTCGGGTCATGTGTACGCATCAGGGACGCTTAGTGATCGGGAACACGGTCTCCGATCCTGGTATCGTTATGAGATCTCAGGTCGGACTGCCCGGCACCTTTGCTAAGCAGGATTTTATCTACCCGGATTCTGGCGGTTCAGAGATTACGGGGCTGGCTTCTCACGCGGGTAAGTTGCTGGCGTTTACAGAGAGCAGCGTATATGAGATTCGGGACTTTAGCGTCCCTGTTCCACTGGCTCAAGGAATCGGGTGCGTAGCCCCTCGGTCTATCAAGGCGCTATCTAACGGGACCTTGATATGGCTGTCACGGGACGGTTTCTTTGGAATGTCTCCTTCTGGAGGTGTAAAGAGGCTGAGTGCTCCTATTGATAGAACCGTCCGTAACTTTATCAATAAGGGTCGGACCCGCGGGGCTGTAGCCTCTATAGACCCCACGTCGGGCGAGTACCGGTGCGCTGTGTGCCCTGCGGGGCAAAAGAATCAGACGCTAATACTTACCTACGACGGTTCTTCTTGGAAGAGGCAAGAGCTCGGCATCCACATCGCGGACTGGTGCCAGACGGACGACTATCGGCAGTACGTCATCGCTGTCGGAAGCGATACTACTCGGGTAATAACGGACTCAGAGAGTCCTTATAACGTGTTCGTTATGGGTCGAGAGACGGTCGCTTACACGCCCCCTGGTAGGGATATCATTTATCGATCGGGATGGCTGCGCGGCGACTCGGTGGGACTTACCCCGATGCACATTAGGACGATGTATATCGGCCTCCGAGACTCATGGAATGGGGACTTTACCATTCGCTTCTACAGGAACGGCTCTTGGTCCGAAGTAGTTTCGATGGCAGATGTTCGAGCCGTGGGGACAGACGATTCGAGCGATGTAGTGACCGACATTGCTGGCTCGGCCATCAT